CGCAGGAAAAGTTTTAGAGCCAGACACAACTGTGCCAATCCCGGTAGCCGACTCAAAGCTCGCTATTGGTCATGCCGTAACTGGTAATAAAGTAAATAAGTTGGTATAAAGGAACAACAATGGCCGCAAACGTTTATACATCATTATCAAATGCCACTGTCTACACAGACAAATTGCAAATATCCACCGGAGCCAATACAGTGACATATCAAGCCTATGCCACTGCATTGGGTTCTGCCGCAGCCGTAGGCAACATATATTCTGAGGCAATATTGATCCCTGCCCACACAGTGTTTGAAGTTTATGCTGGTGCTGGCAACAAGGTCACAGTGACCGGCACACCTTTCACAGCCGTAGAAATAGGTACAGAAAGTTCGGCACAAGAAAGCGTGTTCTAAGGAGCAGTTGTGAGAGCTAGAGAATTTATCACAGAGCAATCTGAACACAAAGCTGGTCAAGGAAAACCAAATCAATATTTTGTAGCTGCAAGTCCTGGTGCCATGCGCATCGATGGTCTTGACAAGTATTATGATCTATATCGCATGAGCTTGCACATGGCCGGTTCTCCAACTGTTGACACAGCTGATAATGAATCATTTATATCTAATAGTCCTGTGCTGTTTGGATACACCGATGAAGAAGATGAAAAAATAAAATATGCTGCCAAGCGCGTGAAAGGCACAATAAAGACCATAGCGCCATCTGGCAGTCAAGAAACTGATGATGTCAATAAAATTAGCCCCATCAAAGGCTTCAAAGGATATCCTCGATGAAAATCTACTTGGTGCGCAAAACACACAAGACATTGAGTAAGCATTAACACTTGAGATAATTTAAAATTAGGAACTGATATGAAACTATATCTATCTATAGCATTAATTCTAGCCATGACTGTGCCTGCCTGGGCACAAAAAACACCACAGGGAGTAACTTATGATGCACAAATCGTAAGAATAAATGATGGTGATACTGTGGTCATTGCGGCGCCATTTCTTCCGGCACCACTCAAACCCGAACTTGCAGTAAGAATCTACGGCGTTGACACACCAGAAAAAGGTCACAGGGCTCAATGTCCGTCTGAGGATGCAAAAGGAAAAGCGGCCACTGTATTCACACAAAACGCTGTGAAGAAATCCACCAAGCACCAAGTCATTCTGTATGGATGGGACAAATTTGGTGGTCGTGTATTGGGAGATGTTGTTTTAGACGGTAAATCACTACGCATGGCCTTGATTAAAAATGGTTTTGCTAGAGAATATTATGGAGAAGCCAAACAATCGTGGTGCAATTAAATGCGATTTAAAGAATTTGGTAAAGGTGTATACCCTCCAAGCAAATTAAAACCTCTTGAGGGCAGCAACATTTCAAAAACGGGAACACGAATCGGTCGTTTGCAACGTCAAAAACACATTGAACCAGGAACCGACCGTTGGTTCCAATTATGGTTTGCTAAACCCTATCTTACCGGCGAAACCCCCCTATAAATAACGCATGGATAAATTTTATTGTGCAGCACCTTGGCGAGGTCTGCATATTAATCCTCGCGGTGATGTCAAAACCTGTTGTGCTGGTGATCCTAACATATTGGGCAACTTAAATTCACAGACCATTGAACAAATTCTGCATGGTCCAACCATGCAACAAATACGCCAAAGCATACGTTCGGGTCAGCCACATTCTGTTTACTGTTACAACTGTGTGCAAGCCGAACGTTATGGTCGTAGTGAACGTGATTGGCACAACTCAGTAAACTCCGAATTTGATTGCACCACAGCCGGAGATCGTGAACATCGACCTACACTGATTGATGTGCGTTGGAACAATACTTGTAATCTCAGTTGTAATTATTGTGCTCCCCCTTGCAGTAGTCGGTGGGCAACCTTACATAAAATGCAAGTTAGGTCAGGTACCACACCTCACTATGAACAAGTATGTGATTATCTTGAAAAACATCAAGAACATATACGTGAAGTAGCTCTAGTGGGTGGTGAACCTTTGCTGTTGAAAGAAAACGAACGCTTGCTAGATGTAATTCCTCAAGATTGTATGGTCACACTGATAACCAATGCTGTGGTGGATTTAACAACCAATAAAATTTTTGAGAAATTAAGCAAACGATCAAAAGTGGGTTGGAGTATCAGCTTTGACAATGTTGAGTCAAGATTTGAATACGTGAGACATGGGTCTACTTGGTCCCAATTGATGCAGAATCTTGACAAAATACAAACTTTGATGAGAACCAAAGGACACCAAGGTGGTATACATGCGGTCTATAACATTTACAGCGCCACTCGAATAATAGAACTTACAGAGTTTGCCCGGCGACAGGACTTGACCATACACTGGCAAAGTCTGTACCAACCTGAATGTCTAGATCCTTCTCGCTTGGGAACAGACATCGTGAATTTGGCTAGACTGGAATTACACGGTGCGCTTGATTCAGGTTTGCTGACCGCACTTGAACAAGAGTTTTTGCGTTCGGTATTTGATAATCTTCAGGTCAAAGCGGACCTGCGCGAGCAACTACGCCAACACATTACGGCCATTGAACAACAGTTTCATCTAGATCAATTAGGACAATTTGCCAAACTTTGGCCAGAGATTGATGCACTGTGCTGAAACATTGTTGGTCTTGAAACAACACAAGAGTATTACTCATAAGAATATTTATATGGGTATATTTTGGTAAGTAACAATATGTCAAAAAGTCTTCAAGGCGTACTGATCAAACAGCCACATCGCCGTCAGTACTACAATGAGCAACAGATTGATGAGTTCATGAAATGCGCCGACATTGAAACTGGTCCTTTGTATTTCATGAGCAATTTTTTTTATATTCAACATCCACTGCACGGCAAGATACAGTATCGACCATATGAATTCCAAGCCAGACTGATTGATACTTATCATCGTTATAGATTCTCTGTCAGCATGATGCCAAGGCAAACAGGAAAATCGACTACGGCCGCAGGTTATCTGCTGTGGTATGCCATGTTCATGGCTGATTCCACCAACCTGGTGGCCGCGCACAAGTACCTAGGTGCACAAGAAATCATGCAACGGGTGCGTTATGCCTATGAAGCCTGCCCCAATCACATCCGTGCCGGAGTTATGTCATACAACAAAGGTTCCTTGGAATTTGAAAATGGCAGTCGTATCATCGCACAGACCACCACAGAAAATACAGGTCGCGGTATGTCCATAACCCTGTTGTACTGTGATGAGTTTGCATTTGTTCGACCAGGTATCGCCAAGGAATTCTGGGCGTCAATCACACCCACTTTGGCCACAGGTGGCAAAGCCATTGTGACATCTACTCCCAATTCTGATGAAGATCAGTTTGCTTTAATTTGGAAACAGGCCAACAAGCAGGAAGATGCTTATGGTAATGCCACAGATCTTGGGCAGAATGGTTTTCGCGCCTTTCGTTCATTTTGGTATGAACATCCCGATCGCAACGATGTCTGGGCCGCAGAACAACGAGCCATATTGGGCATTGAACGTTTTCGCCGAGAAATGGATTGTGAATTTATTATAGATGATGAAACCTTGATATCTCCCATTAAATTGTTGGATTTAAAACACAGTGATGTGTTGTACAAAACAGGCCAGGTGCGTTGGTTTTGCCAACCTAAAAAAGATCGTTACTATGTGGTGGCTCTAGATCCCAGTTTGGGTACTGGTGGTGATCCTGCGGCCATTGAAGTATTTGATGCCAATACCACCGAACAGGTGGCCGAATGGCGCCATAACAGAACTACCATACCTGAACAGATACGTATTTTGGCAGAAATCTGTAAAAACATCAATGACACAGTTAAAGATAGCAAGAATATCTATTACACGGTTGAGAACAATACCCTGGGTGAGGCTGCACTGATTTCCATACAGGAATATGGTGAACACAATATCCAAGGCTACTTTCTAAGCGAAAACACCACGGTGAGTGGCCGAAGATATCGCAAAGGTTTTAATACCACCAACAAGCCCAAATTAGCAGCCTGCGCCAAGTTGAAAAATCTCATTGAAACCGGGCGCATGAAATTGCATTCGGCCAATTTAATTACCGAGCTTAAAAGTTTCATAGCATCTGGAGCCAGTTATGCTGCCAAGATTGGCGAAACCGATGATCTAGTCATGGCCACATTGTTGGCAGTGCGCATGATGAAGTTGCTTCAAAGCTATCATAAAGAACTGGATGTTCAATTGCGCGATCACAGCGACAAGGTAATAGAACCCATGCCCTTTGTAGCTGTATTCAAATAAATAAATTGTTATGAGTCAATCTAACACTGCTGCACAACAACTTTATGACCTGCTGGTAACAAGGGATTTCAAACCTTCAGCCTTGGACAGCATAGGTAAACCGGCAGACAATCCTGCGGACGCCAAAATCATCAGCCTTGACTACAAGACCGATCAAAATGACTATGGCGCTGTGGTCATGGTTTTTGATGGTGAAAACAATCTAGATATCTATTTTGGTGACAACATGGGACGCACCATGGAAGGTGATGATCGTAATGATTGGTACGATTTCCTGCATACAGTGCGCATGCTTGCCAAACGCAATTTGCTTACCTTTGGTTTGAAAAATTTGTCACGGTTAAAATATAACATGAAAACCATGGCTGCCATTAAAGAAAGTGTGTTTGAAAGTTATTATGGTACACGCAAAGTCAGCTACAAGGATCAACCTCAGCACACGCGATTGCTGATTAAACACAGCCGTGATCTAGAAGAAGGTGACGCGCGATACAGAAACATTGACAGCATCTATGTAGAAACTGTGGAAGGTGAACGTTTTAAGGTGCCTAGTCGCAGCCTCATGCATGGACGCATGTTGGCTAGGCACGTGGCCGAGGGTGGTAATCCCTATGATTCATTTGGACAACATATAAATGAAATAGTAGATGAGATGCGCACATTGGCCCATTTTGTCAGGGTATCACGCCATAAAAACTATGATGGTGCTGCAGCACACATGATAGAATCCGCAGTGAAACATTACAGTGATCTAAAAACCAAGGCCAAAAAGTTGATAAGTCGCAGAGGTTATCATGAGGCAAAAAATCAATTTGATCCTGCAGTTATCACTGGTACCAATGAAGCAGTGGAGACCATACGTGAGCTATTTGTGCAACAGAGTCTAGATCCTAGAATAGAACAAGCTCTACCAGTGTTGGCTAAATTGCAAGAGACACCATTAAAAGAAGCAGATATGTTTGAAACTTGGGCGTCTCAAATTTTGGAAGGCACTTGGGCTCTGCCAGACACACCAAAGGCACGGAAAGAACTACAAGATTTAATGAGCAAACCGCTCACGGTGGGTCCTGATGCCATGAATGCTACCGAACAATTGTATGATCTTGTTGGTGACGATGAGTTGTATGATATTTTTCAACGTATTGCCAAAAAAGATCCTGATGCAGATGTTTGGGAAGATGATGACGTTGTGGAGAAATTGAAAGAATTAGGGATTGAGATTCCCGATTCTAATGAACCCGAATCTGAACTCGAATCTGAACCCGAATCTGAACCCAAACCCGAATCTGAACCTGCACCAGCCCAGCCCGATACCACATCAAAAGTACCTAATGCCCCAGCGCCGCCCCCAGCCGCCCCAGCGCCGCCCCCAGCGCCGCCCCCAGCCGTCCCCCCACAGACTCCTACCGTCGAAGAGTCCACCTGTAACATGACTGCCGATGGTGCATGGTGTCCGGTGCATGGTATGAAAGAATGTTCCATACACGAAAATACCGATTTACAACGATTGCGTGTATTAGCATCATTTTACTAAGTTCTGGTGTAAGCCACTCCCAAAATATCGTCATTGCAATCCATAATGGTATAAGTAAATTGGTCTTTTGGATCTGTCAGCATTGACTTGGTGTAGATAAGGTCATAAGCTACACAACACTGGTTTTATCAAAAATCTTGATTTGTTGCCTAGCTGGTGTTATACTTGTCTTGTGCTGATATCTATACTCAAATTTCAAAGACTTGAAGAAGTTCAACCTAGCGAAGTTGACAGTATAAATATCTATGCTACACTCAGTTGGGTGTATGCAAGGCATATGTAGGCATATAAACTTCTTAAAAGGACAAATTCTATCATGGCATCCCTAGCAGAAATCCGCGCACGACTCCAAGCTGCTGAGTCGAGCAGAAGCGGTCAATTCACAAGCGGCGACAACGGAATCTACCCACATTGGAACATTGGCGAAGGCGCAAGCGCAGTGCTGCGTTTTCTTCCCGACAGCGACCCAAAGAACACTTTCTTTTGGGCTGAACGTGCAATAATCAAACTACCGTTCAATGGTGTCAAAGGTGAGATTGATTCCAAACAGGTCCAGGTACAAATTCCCTGTGTGGAAATGTGGGGCGAAGCTTGTCCAGTACTGGCCGAAGTGCGCACGTGGTTCAAAGACAAAGCACTGGAAGACATGGGCCGTAAATATTGGAAAAAACGCAGCTACATCATGCAAGGTTTTGTTCGTGAAAATCCTCTTGCTGATGACCAGACGCCGGAAAATCCTATCCGTAGATTCATTATCGGTCCGCAAATTTTCCAAATAATTAAGTCGGCACTGCTTGATCCAGAATTGGAAGAGTTGCCAACCGATTTCATGCGTGGGCTAGACTTCCGCGTCACCAAGACGTCAAAGGGTGGTTATGCAGACTATTCAACTTCCAAATGGGCTCGTAAGGAAACAGCATTGACTGAAACAGAACAGTCCGCGATCAATGCTCACGGCTTGTTCAAGCTTTCAGAATTCTTGCCCAAGAAACCCAGCGAAGCAGAACTCAAAGTGATCAAAGAAATGTTCCAAGCTTCGGTCGATGGCAAATCTTACGATTCTGAACGTTGGGGTGCATATTTCCGTCCTGCCGGTGCAGTATCCTTTGCTAGTTCTGTCAAAGAGGCCGCACCTGCTGCAACGGCGAAATCAACACCAGCTACTACAAGTTCGTTTGATGACACACCTGCTGTGGCACCAACGCCAGTACAAGCCAAACCGTCGACTCAAAAAGCTGAAGATATTTTGGCCATGATTCGGGCACGGCAAAACAAGGGTTGATGCTTACAAATCTGGATGCAGAGTTGTTTCCAGATGATTGCGAGGTGGTAGAAATAGCACCTCGCAATCTTTACGTCTATTTGATACAAAAAAACGCATCCTCATCATTGAGACTAGAAGCGAAAGCTCAAGATTGGAGGATATTAACCAATCATGACCTTGGTTCATTAGATTCTGTTGATGTATATCTACGTGATCCCTTAGATCGTTATCTTAGCGGAGTGAATACATTTGTTCAACACCTCATGAGGGATCAACCGGACCTAGATCGTCATACCTGTGAAATGTTTGCTACACGTTATGGTTTCATAAACAGACATTATCTACCACAATGGCATTGGTTACTAAACTTGGCTAGATTTATCGGACCCCACTGCCAGTTAAGACTGCATGCTGTAGAGGATTTGACACAGATCACCCAGCGGCGATCTCGTGCCAACATACATCCATTGGATCCAGATCGGGCCATGGCATTACTGCCCACCGATTCCAAGATCGAATTTTGGTTTTTACTGGATCGCATACTGTTAGGAAGATGCGGTCAATCATTGACCTGGAAAGAAATATTACATATCTATCAAACACATCCTGCACAGCCATTGCAGATCGTGTTGGAACGGATGAAAGCAGTGTGGCATGTATTGCACTAGATTGGATCATTTTGTGCGCTTTAATTTTAATGGCACCGTTAGTCGTTGCGGTCATATGATTCATGCGCCCGAGTTTGGCAGTCTTGAGGAGATGGAAGCCAGTGCATGGTTAGCAACCACCAAAGCCACGATGTTGGCAGGACAGTGGCCATCTGAATGTGTAAGATGCCAAGAAACTGAACCTAACAATATCCGCTACTACGCATCTAAACTGCATGAAACCACGGTGCAACAAGATTATCTGCAGGTAGGAGGTGTGCTGGACAACCTTTGCAACGCAGCCTGTATTAGCTGTAACGAGAATCTTAGCACCAAGATTGGTAGTCTTAAAAGTCGTTCATTTCCCATTATAAACAATTTTAAAAAATTTCAAACTCTTCCCAAAGAACGCATCGTGCACCTTGATATCAACGGTGGCGAACCTAGTTACAGTAAGAACTATAAGAAAATTTTAGCTAATTTGCCTCCAAATTTAAAGACCCTTAGACTTAATACTAACTGTAGCACTGTATTAACTGAACTAGTAGATGTAGCCAATCAAGGAATAGAAGTTACCGTTACCGTTAGTTTTGATGGAGTTGGCCCTGTGCATGAATTAGTTCGTTGGCCCATTAAATGGGATGAATTCTATAATAATTTAATGGTTTATAAAACTATGCCGGTTAAACTAAATTTATGGACAACAGTAAGCGTATTGAATGTAGACGATCTTCCAAACATCATTTCGTTTGCTCAAGAGCATGGTATTGATCATAGTTATGCCTATCTAGAATTGCCCGTTGAGTTAGCTGTAAAGAATCGCAACACAGAAATGAGTCAAGTATACATACAGGCCCAGTTTGAATTGAGGAAAATGACATAAAGTATTTCCAAGAATTTGAGCAAGTTTTACATTTCATAATGAACCATTAGATTTATTAAAATGAAAATAGCAATTACAGGACATACCGCAGGTATAGGACAAGCGTTAACCAATGAATACACTCAGGCCGGCCACGAGATAATTGGACTTAGTCAACGCGAAGGCTATAATATTCGCAACATTCCTAAAATTTCTAGTCTAATCGAACCTTGCGATATTTTTATTAACAATGCACAAGCAGGGTACGCTCAGACCGAGCTATTGTTTGAAATGTCGCAGCGTTGGCAAGGAACTGGCAAGCAGATCATAGTGATATCTACAATGATGACACAGAATCCTACAAGCCCGTTGCCTTGGCTTGACATGGATCATTATCGTGTGCAAAAAGTTGCGCTAGAAGAAGCTGTGAAGCAAATAAGAAATCGACGAGTTGGGGTCAAAATAACCATTGTGCGACCTGGAAACATTGCCACGAGTCCAGACAAAACAGTACCGCCAGCAGCAGATGTAAATGGTTGGGCACAAACATTAGTTTCGATTTTTGAGTTGGCCAAGACAAATAATTTGCAGATTCCAGAAATCAGTTTAGGCCCAATGTGACTCCAAAAGATTTATTAATTAACAAAAACTTTTGCCCTATGCCTTGGACTGGGCTGATGTATAACTCCAACGGCCAGGTAAAAAATTGCATTCGTAGTGCAGCCCCTATTGGCAATTTACAAAAATCTTCTATAAAAGACATACTACTGGGGGCAGAAAATATCGCTACTCAGCAGGCAATGTTGAATCAACAGCCAGGAGCTAGATGCTATCCCTGCTATGATCTTGAAGCAAACAAAAAAAGTTTTGATATAATTAGTGATAGAATTTTTTACATCAAAGAACTTCGAAAAATTGATCTTGATACGTATCAAGTTGGAAATCATGAGCTACACACCATTGATGTACGATGGAGCAGTTTATGCAACTTTGCCTGTGTTTATTGCAGTCCCGAATTCAGCAGTCAATGGGCAAGTGAACTCAAGGTTTTTCCAATTACTCCTAATGACCAACAGTTAAAAGATTTCAAAGAGTATATTTTTAAAAATGTACCTAAACTTAAACATGTTTATCTAGCAGGCGGTGAGCCACTGTTGATAAAAGAAAACTTAGAACTTCTCACATTGTTAAAAAAGACCAACCCTGATGTAACTATTCGGATCAACACAAATTTAAGCAAAGTTGATACCAAAATATTTGATCTTATATGCGAATTTAAAAATGTTCATTGGACAGTGAGTGTGGAGACCATTGAACAAGAATTTGAATACATAAGATACGGCAGTCGCTGGCAAGATTTTTTAGACAATCTAGAAACTATTAAAAATTTAAATCATAAAATTAGTTTCAACATGCTGTATTTTTTACTGAATTATCAAAGTTTGTTTGGGTGCGTTGATTATTTGAAATCCAAAGGGTTTCATAACAACAGTTTCATAATCGGTGCATTGTTAACTCCGCTTTACCTAAACATTAGACATTTATCAGACGCGGTGCTGAAATCACTAGAGAAAACATTAACTGATAAAATCAATGAGCATCCGGGCTACTTGTTAGAAGATAGCTACAGGAACTTGCTGAGGTACATACAGCAACCGTTTGAAAAAGATTTACCAAATTCATTTCGTCAACTAGCAGAACTAGATCAACGACGTGGACTAAACAGCCGAGCAATCTTCAAAGACTTATTTGAACTCCAATGACCTTGTTATCAACCACTGATCTACAATCGTACCTAGAAAGTCAACACGACTATAAAATAGTTGGAATGATTGACATAGATCAGTTGGTTGAGCAGCCAAGAAAAACACTCTATCAGTTACTGAAACAATGGCATAAGCCTGTGTTTGAGATACAAGAACGAATAGTGTTGTACAGTAGATATCCAGTAAGTGTTGAAGTATTAACACATATTCAAAAAACAGCTTCGCTGATAGACATCTCCAACTTTTTTATTCTGATCTGTAGTACAGAGTTTGACACGCAAGATCTTGACACTGTCAGAAAGTTGCATTCAACAGACAACTGTGTTTTTTCAACGCTAGAAATAGCATTCACGGACAAAATAAAATCAACGCAGGTCAATGCTACATTGTCCTTGCCAGATACTTTTTGTTTCAATCCTTGGGCAAATTTAGAAATATCATCTCAAGGAGAGTTCAAACCTTGCTGTGTTTACAAAGAATCAATCAAAGATTCTGCAGGTCGCTCCTACAACATCAATGTTGACAGTTTGGAAAGTGTATATCATAGCAACTATATGACCAATCTAAGAGCGCAGTTTTTAGCAGGCCAACAGCCAGCTGGGTGTTCAAACTGCTGGATGAAAGAACAGCACGGTGGCCAATCCAATCGTCACTGGTCAACTAATTTTCTTGGATTGAATGCACATTGTTTGCACATTGAAGAAGACTCGGTCAAAAACTTGATCAGCCTAGACATCAAACTAGGTAATCTTTGTAACTTTCGATGTAGGATTTGTAATCCTCAATCTAGTTCACGAATAGCAGAAGAAATGGTCAGACATTTTGATTCTGTTATAGACCTCAAAGTTCTTAACCAATACGGCCAATGGGCAGAAAATATTGAAATTTGGAAAACGTTAGAGTTGGTTGGTAATCATTTGGTCAATATTGACTTCTACGGTGGCGAACCTTTCTTGATCAAACAACACGAGATATTTTTAAACTATCTCATAGAACGTGGTCATGCACCGCAAATGAGATTACACTATAACTCAAATGGCTCAATCTATCCCAAGCATTTGTTTGGAAAATGGTCTCACTTCAAAGAAGTAGACATCTCGTTCAGCATAGACAACATTGGCATTCGATTTGAGCTAGAGCGTGGAGGATCATGGAATGAAGTGGATAAAAACTTAGATCTCTTTATCAAGTCCCGGTTGACCAACATGGTTCTCAGCATCTACGCCACAGTTGGTGTACAGAACATTTATTATTTGGACCAACTGATAGATTGGTACGAAACCAAAGATTTTAACCTACTGACATTTCAACTGTTGGAAGTTCCCAGTTTCATGAGTGTAGTCACAATGGGCAATGAACTATCAGATCTAATACTTGAAAAACTAGCAACGATTGATGCACAACGATTGGCCAAATACAATCTTACATCTTTTGTAGAACTAATCAAACAAAGTAAAAATCTGCCAGATAAGATTGACCAATTGGCAGACTATATGCTAAAATTAGACAACATCAGAAATCAAGATTTCAATCAGACACATCCAGAAATAGCACGTATCATTTATAAAGGAAATAAACATGGGCAAACCATTTGATGTAAGCAAATTTCGTAAAGAAATAACCAAATCAATCGATGGACTAAGCATCGGTTTCAACGACCCCACAGATTGGATCTCCACTGGGAACTACGCCTTAAACTATCTAATTTCGGGCGACTTTAACCGAGGTATCCCATTGGGCAAGGTCACTGTGTTTGCAGGAGAATCCGGTGCCGGTAAATCATACGTCTGTTCAGGTAACATTGTCAAGAATGCACAAGAACAAGGTATTTTTGTTGTTCTAATTGATTCAGAAAATGCTCTTGATGAATCTTGGTTACATGCTCTCGGTGTAAGCACTGACGAAAGTAAACTAGTGAAATTGAGCATGGCCATGATTGATGATGTGGCCAAAACTATCGCCACATTCATGACTGGCTACAAAGGCCTTCCCGATGGCGAGCGCCCCAAGGTCTTGTTTGTGATTGACTCACTGGGTATGTTAATGACACCAACTGATGTAAACCAGTTTGAGTCTGGCGATATGAAAGGCGATCTTGGCAGAAAAGCCAAAAGCTTAACTGCCTTGGTTCGCAATTGCGTGAACATGTTTGGCGCCTACGGTGTGGGCATGGTGTGTACCAATCATACCTATGCCAGCCAGGATATGTTTGATCCAGATGACAAAATTTCGGGCGGACAAGGTTTTATCTATGCCAGTTCTATTGTTGTGGCCATGAAGAAGCTCAAACTCAAAGAAGACGATGAAGGTAACAAAATTTCAGATGTCATGGGTATTCGGGCGGCCTGTAAAGTTATGAAAACACGTTATACAAAACCATTTGAAGGTGTGCAGGTTAAGATTCCATATGAAACAGGCATGAACCCCTATTCTGGCCTCACTGACTTGGCTGAGAAAAAAGGTCTACTTAAAAAAGATGGAAATCGTTTGATGTTTGTAACCAGCCAGGGCGAAACCATCAAATACTTCCGCAAAGGTTGGGAAAGCAATGAAGATGGTTGCCTTGACAAGGTCATGACTGATTTTAAAAATCTCAAGATTGAGGTAAGTACAGCTGATTCGGAGGAACAAACTGATGTCAGTTGAGATAGCAAGTGAAATCTGGAAACAAATCAAAGGTTACATTAACGTAGTGGATCGTAACGAAGCAGCCGAAATTGTAGTTAATGTTTTAATCGAAAATGACATCGATGCAGAAGAAATAAAAAATTCATTCAAAGGCGATAGTGACGTCAAACGTGCTCTTGCTGATCATCTCAATGAAGATGAATCTATTGAAGATGAAGACGAAGACATAGACGATGATGATAATGATTATTAATGCAATTAGACATTTAAATTGCGAACATACATTTTCATGGTTTGGCAGAAGGATCAACAATGTGGTATAGCAAAATAACTGCTAATCTTGGCAATATACCTGATTTTATACAGCATTATGAACGTGAATTGGATGAAGCCAAAAAAGATTGTCACATTCGCGGCATAGTAGAAAAAAATATTTCGGCTCTGCCAGGCATTACTGAACATAGATTCAACCAACTGCAAGAAATCGAAGCAATACTTAACTATCTTAACATACAATTGCGCAAGATCCGGCGCAGACATTTCCAAAAATATCTTGAAGGTTATGCTCGCGCTCTTACCTCTAGAGATGCTGAAAAATATGTGGATGGTGAGGATGAAGTTATTGACTTCGAAACCATAATCAATGAAGTAGCTCTACTGCGCAATCGCTGGCTGGGTATTATCAAAGGCTTGGACACCAAACAGTGGCAGATGGGGCAT